TACGCATCTCATTAAGCGCTTCTTTAAATTCCGCGTTAATAGTAGCGAAATCAGATTGCACTATAGACGCACTAGGGAAACACGGCTCAACATTAAACTCATCATCAGATTTGTTTAACATACAAAGTGCATCAAAATGAAATTTCGTAATTTCCGTGAATCTATTGTCGTCTTCTAATTTCTGGCATGAGTCAACAAATATCTCCATGCTCTGTCCAAACATTACATCGCCACTGTAAATCGCGTCAGATAATTCTGGATAGCGACCAGTCCACAATACAATGTCAGACACAAGATAATCTGCGGTTGTTCCATTATCTTCAACAATAGATTCATAAACAGGGGAGTTGGTAGGAATAGCAACACCAAAAGGTACGCATAAGCTTTCGAACTCAAGAGTATCTTTATTCAGTTTATAATCGTGACCGCCGAGATAGTGCTTACCATTTTCGTCAACCATAAGATGTCCCACGACTGGTACAAACAGTAACGAATCGTAAGCTTCATCAACGGCTTCTTTTGACAAATAAGAATAATTTCTATTCTTACCCAAAGCTAATACATAGCATTTTGCTCTTGTGAAATTTTCATTCAGCTTCTCAAAAGATGCCAATTTCATACCGAAATCAATTGACATTTTTTCTGACATAACCTGTCCACCTCCTTCCTGTTAAAATAAAAGTTTATTACTAAAGTAGTAATCATGATTGTCAAAGTTAGTAACCAAAAACTGAGCTAGTTGTTCGGTGTAAATAAATGAATACATTTCGACACCACAGCCACCGCTTTCAATCATATAGCTTTCACCGCTAATCTCTTTAAGCTTGTCGGCTAATTCTTTATCGGTGAATTTTATAATAGTGTTTTTTCCCATTTATTCACCTCACACAACATTGTCATTTTGGTTAGTATCTTTATCGGCTTCACCGCTTTCGGTTAGCGGTATTCCCTTAGACTCGTTTGTTGGTCGCCCGCCCTCGATATTAGTTCCATCACTAGCGCTTTCGCTATCGCCATTTGCGTTCATGTGAATTGGTTTGTTATACGAGTCAATCGTTAAGCCTAAAACACTGTCCTCTAAATATGCGAGGTTCACAAGGTCTACTGGCGAAAAATCTAATGAAGCCGCATATGCGATTTTAGCGCCAGTAACGCCATACATAGCCGCCTTAGAATAAGTATCTTGGACTTGCTCCTTGTTGTAAATTGACTGTCTCAAAAATCTAATTTTAAAACTGTACGATTTACCTTTGTACTTCTGCAACAGATTAAAATTACGCTCAATCTGGTCTAAGAGAGCGAATGTAATTTGCTCATCTGGTTTTGTCGATAAGATGAGCGCCGATGACGTTGTAGCTTCCGTAGAGCCGAATATAAGCGGAGAGCTACCAGAAGCCGCCCAGAAGCTATCTCTAGCTTTGTTAACTGCGTCTGTGTCACCAACATTGGGACTATTGAACGAGAAGTCATCTATAGAGAACGGCGAAAGAATTAAGCCGATACCAGACGGTAAATTTTGCGCCGCTTGATTGTAATATTTCATTGCGATATTAAAGTCAAGTTTCGGCACTCCATCGTCATCAGTGTCTTGTTTCATAACAAGCACTTTATAATTCTCGATTTCTGTTTTAGCCTTTGCTAAAGTTCTGTAGTCCTCTAAGTCGAGAATTTCCTTAAATACGCCCAAAAAGAATGGAAGTATAACTGTTGGGTCTGAATCTGGTTTAATACATATTTGCTTACTGGGTACATACCAACGCTTCGCCGTATCTCTTTGGTATTCCACATAAGCTTGTTCAAACTCCGTCCCATATGCCTCTAACAAATATTTACTGCTAGTGAAATAAGACATATCAAATGCAAACCTAAAACAATTATCTGCGATAAGAAGAATCTTTACGTAATTTATAGGACACGATTTCAGCCAGAACGAATGTTCGTCCTCGATGATAATCCCGCAAAAAGCGCCTTGCAACAATGCCAACGATATAGCTTGTGGAGCTGTTTGCTTCATCGTGTATCGCTCAAAATCATTTATCGTTTCAATATAATTCTTCCTAAACTTCGCATCCTTTGCGGCAGTTAATTCTTTGGTTAGTACATTGTCTGGGACTATGTAGTAATTAAAAGTCGGAAGTGTAGAGTAGTAGTTGATTAGACGACGATATTGCGGAGATGTAATGTAAAGCCATAAACTCATTTGTCGCAATCTTTGCATATTTGAAGATGTCGTCGGATACTCCAACATATCAGCAAGGTCTTTCGCCGTATACTTTCTGCCGATATAAGACTCCGAACGAGAGTTTATTAAATCTTGAACAATCTGTTCTTTAACTTTTGCAAACATGGTTCGCTCAAACCCTAATATATACTCTTGCTGTTCGGCAGATAAATCATTAAAACTCTTAATACCTACACACCCCCTTTCTCTATTTAATAAAAACAGCCCAACCATATCTGGCGTGGGCTGTGGCTAAATTTAAAACTTCCTTATAACTGGTTTCTTGAATACCATCTTAAACTCAAGGTCATCGTCGTCTTCGTTATTTCGCTGTTTACGGGCTATTCTCTCTATGACGTAGTTGTTATACGCCATCGATGAATATCTATCCTTACGCTTGCCGCTACGCTCTCTGAGGCGTATTTTAGTACCGTTTATCTCCGCCTTAAGGTTAATAAGCTCATCAACCAAAAGGGATGTTTGAACGTATGGCATCAACATATCTATCTGTTCTTTTGACGACATTTTTCTGAACTTCGGATTGTTTTCTAAAAACTTATTTTTAGCGTCCAACTGGTCTATCAATAAGTTAATCTTCCCGACATCTATCGAGTTTCTTAAATATGTTGCAATCCTGTTGTTGAACTCTGCATTCGCTTTGATAGACCACACACAGCGTTTAGCATTTCTTACCTTACACCTAGAAGCCATATAGTCTTTTTGGTTTACTGTCGTTAAAGCGCCATATGACATTCCAGTTTTCGGGTCATACCTATCTTGACATATATAATCAAAAACTGGTGTTCCAATACCATTCGTATCGAGAACCAAATCTGTACAATTATACAGGTAAAAATATCTCATAATGTACATACCGAGTTCATCTGTTATCAAACCTTCATACGATACGCCAAGAACGTAATTTGAAACAAATCCGCCATTCTTGTTTGGTATTGCGCAGTTTATTAAAATAGAACTAGCATCATTCTTATGCTTAACGGAAGCCATCAGCGCAACGTCAACCGACAATACCCTTCGTTCGCCACGTCCGAGTTGCGGCACTTTTTCTTTACCGCTCATTACATCTTCGAGTTTTGGGAACGCATTTTCAAGTACACGGCGTTTGGCTATATTATCCAATCTAAAGAATGACTCTTCTGTATCGCCATAAAACATGCACTCCATTTCCATCATCCAAGTTAACTCGTTGAAATCGTCTTCCGACATTTCGTCTTCAACTCTCTCACGAGAGAGGAGATGTTCGAGTATCGCAATCTGGTATGGGATACAGCAAGCGAAGTACCGCCTATATGTTGGCGCTACCATCTGCTTTACATATGTCTTTAATTTCTTATAACTCCAATGTGATTTATACCACGCAGAAGATGCATATAACTCTTTGTTCTGTTCCCGTGGGTAGTCTTTATACTCTGGCTTATTAAGGAAAGCGGGTTCACGGTCTGACGATAAGAATTTCTTTAATACGGTATCTATAACATCTTTATTTGTCTGGACAAACTCATCGACAAATAAAATGTTAGCTCTATTGCCACGAGCCGTATCAGACATTGTGACTACTTTAATCCAAGAACCGTTTTTAAAATAACACTCGCCCGCATTTGAGTTTATTTTGATATCTTTTTGTTTGCCATTGTCAGCTATCTCATACCTAAGATTCATTGACTTTTTCATCAATTCATCTTGTATTTTAGATAAGACAAGGTTTCCTTGCGTCCTTGTGCTTGACGCAATAACGATTTTACTATTCGGGTATAATATACATCTGACGCAACAGAATATTGCAATCAGATATGTTTTGCCTAATCCACGAGAACTGAATAGTATAAAAAAATTGCTGTAATTCATCATGAACAGCAATATCTTTTGAAATAATCTTAATGTAATTCCGTCAAAATAATCTTCGACAAAACGATGTGGGTTGCTTCTGTAGAACGCAGTAGCGCGCCCAACGGTATCCATTAACTTCTTTTCTCGCTTCTCTTTAAGCTGACTGATAGATAATTTTGCGCTCGATGTCAACCATTTTCACCCCCGTCACCGAAGATATCGTCAGTAGATAAATCCTCATCTTCTTCATAGTGCGGTTTTGTGACTGTATACTTGGCAATCTCTTCATCGTACATATCCGAAAACTCGTTTCTCTTTCCGAATACTCTAGTCAGTCCACCAAAGAACCATGTGCCTATATACTTCGCAATACCATCGACATCTTCAAATTGTGGGTCTTTCGGTATTGGTCTATCCTCTTCAAACTTTTCTATAAGTTCGCCATATGAATAAGTGTCTTTATCTTCTGTATCCGTAATCGGTTGAAGGTTAGCCGCACTTATAGTATCATTTAAGCTTTTGACCAACTTACTGATATCAGCGCCGCTGTTAGCCGCATTCCTTATGTTAAGTTGCATGAGGCAAATGCTTTTTATCATCTCTTCTAAAGATTTCTGGTTGCAATCGTACCGCCTAACCCAATCTTTATATTGGTCTAGCAAGAACCTGTATTCATCTTCTGAATAGCCATCGCCGAACATGTTTATTGCTTTTTGCGGTACGCCCTTTCCGTCTTCCGTATCTGATGAATCAGTAGCCTCATCGGTTGATTTCGAAAACAAATCGGCGTTCTCAATAATTGTATCTTCAAAAGTAAGGTTCGCATATTTGTCTAAATTCATAAGCTTCATATACTCGCCGACTTTATGTATGCCATTCGTTTTTAAGTTATCAACTATCGAATCATCATAATATGAATTCGTATATGAGCACAAAATACGAAATGCGATATGCTCATCGCCATACTGCACAAGCGCCGTCTGGTAAATTTGTTGAACGCAACTCTTGCAAAACGGTACTGATTTTGTATGTGCGAAGTTTGGATTTTTTGATGGATAAAAATATCCCCTACCAGAACGTCCTTGTCTGCCGCAACGTGGACAAAGAACTTGATTGATTTCTATTTTTTCTTCTTCTACATGTGTTGGGTTTTTAATTCTGTCTAAGCTACTATTCCGCTTAACAGCCACAGAACTTCTCCTTTAGAGTGTCTAACGTAATATCAAACCCAATATTCATACCAGAAGTATCGTCAATCTTACTCAACATTTCTGATATAATATTGTATTCATCTTCCGTCAATGAAATCGTTATATACTCGTCATCGTATGACATTAAAACGAATCCATTTCCTCGTCGTCATATTCAATTTCAATGTCGCCTCTGACACTTTCGCTTAGACCCCTATCAAGAGAGAATTTAAGAACTTTCCTTGTCGGCACATCATAAGTCTTGCCACCTATATTGCATGTGTGTGCCTCACGCCGCACAACCTTAAATGTGCCAAGACCCATAAGCCTAA